TGGTAGCCAGCGGCGGCAACACCACCCGCCCCGACCCGTCCACAATCGACCCGTCCGGGGCCTGCGTCAAACCGGCGGGCAGGCCCTGCCGGTTGATGAATTCGCGCAGCTCGTCGCCCACCGCCGGGCCTTGCATGGACGGCAGGTTGCGAGTCGCCTCGTCGTAGCGGCGCTGCCCCTCCGGGCCGGTGTTCTGCTCATCCCAGCGCTGCCGGGCCTCCGACCGCTGCTGCTCCAGGTCGTCGGCGACTTTCTGCAGGGCGGCGACGATCGCGCCGCCCGCAGCGCCGATCGCCGCACCCCACGGCCCGGCGAACGCCGCCCCGATCGCGGCGCCGCCACCCACGGTCTGCGCGAAATTGCCGGGCGTCAAACCGTTCGCCGCCTGATCGGACAGGCCGTTGATCGCGAAGCCCGCCCCGGCCATGCCAGCCAGGCTGCGCATGTTCGCCAGCAGGCCGCCCCGCCCGCCCGGGCCGCCGACCAGGGTGGTGTTGATGCCGCTCAACTGTCCGTTGACCCCGCCGAGCCCGCCGATCAGCGCGCCGAAACCGCCCAGGGTTTTCCACGCCAGGAACCCGGTGAACACGGTCTGCACCAGCGGACCCATGTCGTCGAGCACGCCGGTGACGTTCCGCAGGAACGGCAGCAGAACATCAGCCCATTCTTTCGACGCCTGGTAGACGTCGCCGATGACGCCTGCCAGGTTCCCCAGGATCGGCCCCCACTCGGCCAGTTGCCGCCGGCCCTCCTCGAAGAACCGGGTGAGCTTCTCCTGCCCTTCCGCGGACGCCAGGAACTCGGCCAGTTTCGTCGTGCCGGACTCCATGGCCTGCAGCAGGCCGCCGTCACCGCCGGCCGCCTTGGTGATCGACGCGATGATCTTGCCCAGGTTCAGGAACGTCTCGCCCAGGTTCCCGACGCCGGTGATGCCCTGGTCGATCCACTTGTCGAGGTTGCCGTTGGCGACGCTGCGGGTGATCCACGCGTCGAAGCGGGTGGTGACCGCGGTCAGCCCGTCGGCGAGGCGCGGCAGAAAATCTGAGGCCTCCGCGGTGAGCGTGCCGATACCGTTCACCAAAGGCTGTATCGCGGCGTTCGCCCGGGTTTGCGCGTCGGCGGTGTTCCCGAAAATCTGGTCGATCAGCGACAGCGACCGGTCCGAGCCGCCGACCCGCAGCAACTCTTTCAACGTCGCATTCCACGCCGTGCCGGTCGCCGTCAGCGCCTTCTGGAACGTGGGAACGGACCGGTCGGCGAACATTTTGATCTCGCCGGCAACCCCGTCGAGCATTGTTTGCGCCGCGAGCTGCTGCAAACCCTTCAGGGCGGGCTGCAAATCGTTTCCGACGACCAGCGCCACCTCGGCGGCGGCCGGGGCGAGCTTCTCCAACGCTTCGGCGGCGTCGTCCCAGTCGTCGGGGTCGCCCGACGCGGTGGCCTCCCACACGGCTTCGATGGCGTCGGACAGGCCGTTGAAACCCACAATGGCGGTGCTGATCGACGCGACCGCACCGCCGAAGATGCCGGGCAGCACCAGCCCGGCCTGCCCCAGCTGCTGCACCGCCCCGGTCAGGTTGGTGACGGCGGTCGCGGCGGCGGGGAAGCTGCCGACGATCCCGGCGACGGCGTTCCATCCGGCCGCCCCGACGAGGGGTCCGCCGAAGCCGAAGAACCCGCCGGACCCGGACCGGCCGCGGGAGAAGTGGTTACCGCCACCCCCACCGCCACCGAACCCCCCGCCCCCCGTGCCGGGCGGGCCGCCAGTCGGCGCTGCGGCGTTCGCGGTACGCGCCGCCGTGTTCGCGGCCAGCGCGGCGGTCTGCCGCTCAATCTCGCGGGTGACGTGGCTGATCGCCGCCGCCGACGCCCGCCCCGACGCCTGCGCTTTCGCGGCGGTCTTGGTGTGCTCGTCGCCGAGTTCGTGGACGGCCTTCGATGTGGCTTTGGCTGCGGCGGTCTGCTTGGTCGACGACTTCTGCGCGTCGCGGGCCGTCTCGTCGTATTCGCGCTGAACCTGGTTCAGCTCCCGATGCACCATCGCGGAGGCCGGGGCCAGCGCCTGTGTGAGTTCGCGGGCGAGGTCAGTTTTGGCGTTGGACCCGTCGATCGTCAGATCGACACGAATCCGACCGACGGGAGAAGTCACCGCCCCAGCTTAAAGCTGCTGCGTGTGACCGCGGCGGTTACGCGCCGCCTGCCTGCGTGGTGACGGCTTCGGCGGCGGCCACCGTCTCGGCCTGCACCTGCTCGGAGGAAAGCTTGCTGAGTTCGTTGATCAGCTCCCAGGTGATCCCGGCGCCGTAGCCGCCGTCGGGGTCTTGCATGCGGTCGAGGAACCGTTCGTAGCTGGCGGGGGCGATCTGGTTGGTGAGGAATTTGTTCATCCGCTCCAGCAGGTATTCCTCGGAGCGTCCGGTTTTGACGGCGTATTGCAGGCCGAGGATTTGGGCTGCTTGGGGGAGGCGCACGGCGAGGCGGTCGCCGTGGAAGTCGAGCCACTGGTGCGGCCAGTCGCTGTCGGGGTCCACCCACTCCGGTTCCGGCTCGGCCTCAGCCCCGGGCTCGGCGGCCTCAGTGGCGGGTGTGGGCTGCTCGGGCGGGGCGGCTGTCGGGCCGGGCTCAGGCGCCGGTTCGGGGGTGGGGTCGATGACCTCGAAAGTTTGGCCGGCGGGGCTGACCACCTGGCTCTCGTCGGCCTGCCACTGGCCCGCCGGCTGCGGCGGGGGGGCGGCCACGGGTGCCGCGGGCTGTTGGGGTGTCGTCATGTTCCGAGGGTTCCTTTCCGAGGGCGCGCTACAGCCGTGATGCTACCCGCGTCGCCGCGTTCCGCAGCCACGGCCTGCCCCGCGTGCCGGGATGATTCACCCGCCGCGCGAACACCGTCGAGCCGCCCACCTGGAAACGCAGCGCCTGCCGGAACCGGGGCCGGATCACGTGCGGGCGCGTCCCCTCGTGCACGTACAGGGCGTAGTCGGCGTCGTTGTGTACCGAGCCGTGCGTGTCGCGGGCCGCCGAATGCGTCACCCGGCCCTCCCGGTGCTGGCGGCCCAGGTTGCCGGTGCGGACTGGGACGGTCACCTTGGCCTGCGTGGCGGTTTGCCTCTGCCACGACCGCATTTTGCGGGCGCCGATCACCCGCAGCTGCCGGTTCAGTTCCGCGTCGTAGATTTCGACGCGGGCGTCAGCTCCCGCCATCGACTTGCTGCCAGATTTCGCGCAGGTCGTCTCGGCCCGCGTCGTCGGGAACAGTCACGCCGCGCGCGGTCAGGAACGCCGCCCAGTCGGCGCGAGACGCGTTCCCGGCTGGCTCGGGCCACGCCGCCTCAAGGTGAGGATCCGGCTCGTCGTCGGGTTCGTGCTGGTCGGCGCTGGGCCCGCTGTCCGGGCTACTTGCCGGATCGGCGGCGTCGAGGTCGCCTGACACCAGGTCGTAGAAGCCGCCCTTGATGCGGCGCCGCACCTGGTCGGTCAGCTCGTACACCCGTATCTCGCCGGTCGGCAGGTCCACGCACGGCGTCACCGAACCCCTGACAGTCACCTTCGGCATCTGATCATCCCTTCACGATCTGAACGTAGGCGAAGCCCGCCCACGTCAAAAACCCGCCCTCGGGTCCACTCGGTGTCACGTTATCGGTGTTGACCGCCCGCGATTTCGTTCTCAGCCGCCGCATGTCGCACAGCGCCTTCTCGATGCGCCACGAATCATCGAGCGACGCCCCGGCCTCGGCGGCGATCTTCGACCACGACGGCTTCGCTTCGCGCCCGATCACGCTGCACCGCGTCACCGCCAACTCGACCGCCACCGCCGGGAACGCGCCCGACGCGCAGCGCGCCACCGACTCTTTCAGCGGCTCAGGGAACTCGGCGGCGGTCGACCGGTAGCGCTGCACAACCCGCACCGTCAACAGCGGCCCGTCACACACCCATATCGGGATTTCGCCGTCGCCGGGGATGAACCTGACCTCGGTTGATCCGCCGCCCACCGGCGGGCATTCCTGGTCGGGGTCGAAGTGTCGGGCCAGCGCCTCGATGGCGGCGGCCACCACCTCGTTCGCGGGGTCGATGCAGCTCACATCACGCTCGCACGCTCAGCAAGCCCGGACGGGTTGACAGACGCCAGCCAGCGGTCCACCTCGACCAGTCCAGTGCGCCCCTTGTCGAGAAAGAACGACGGGTCGAAGTTGAAGCTTCCGCCGCGGCCGGTCATTTCGCGGACTGTGATCGGGATGCGGCAGGCGTCGGTGTCGCCGCAGGCGGCGTTGATGAATTCGTTGGCCAGCGCCCCGGCCAGGCGGGGCACCCCGGGAGGCAGTGGCAGGCCCCGCCGGTACTCCACCGACCATGTGCCGGGCTCGCCGAGCGGCTTGGACAGGTCTTGCGAAGGCCAGCGCTGGCCGCCGCGCCGGTACAGGGCATCGCCCTCCAGCTGGTATTCGCTGTCGGCGAGCACCTGCCCGGCGATGGTGACGACGAGGGGGTTCTGCTCGGTGGGGGCCGCGACGGGGCCTGGCAGGTGCACGACTCGCGGGCCTTCAACGCGGCAGGCGCCGACGCATCCGCAGCCGAGGTTGACCCAGGTGCCGCCCCAGAACACGGGCACCCCGGATGCGCGGAAGTCGTGGAGCGGCGAGAGCGGGGTGAGCGCCCACCACGACGGCGGGCAGGGCCGGGCGGTGGCGTCGCAGATGCCGAACTGGCGCCCGGACAGCGCCCACAGCACGTGCACGGCCAGGTCTTCGGCGTCGTTCTGTTTCGCCAGGGCCGCGTCGTAGGCGGCCTGCTCGTCGGCGGTGGGGGTGTCGCCGAGCGCAGGCAGGGTGACCGTGTAGCAGGAGCGGTCGATCTCCCATTCGCAGGCCATGCGATTACGGTAGCGCCGCCGGGTGTTTCAGTCGGCCACCAGGTAGGCGGTGCCGCCAGCCTGTTCGCGCAGCATCAGCGGCCCCGACAGGTCCACCTGCTCGTAGTCGCGGTGCGCCCCGCCTAGCGAGCCCAGCCACAGCCGGGTCCGCGACAGGAACGCCCCCGGCCGGTCCGGCCAGTTGTCGCCGTTGGCGTGCCCGTCCCAGCGGCGCGCCACATCCCGCACCCGAACACCAGTGTTGTCCGGGGTGCGCTGCCAGCTTGGCCCGTCACCGCCGAGCCGACGCCCCGGGTTGCCCAACAGGACCAGATCAACCCGGGCCGGGTCGGGGTCGGCGTCGCCCAGCCACAAACCGGCCACCACCGCGCCCTTCGAATGCCCCATCACCGTCACGTGCTCGAACTGGCGCAGCGCACCCGACACCGCCTCATCGAGCAGGTCAGCACCCAGCATGTACGAGTCGAACAGGCTGTCGCCGTAATCCACCGGCACCTGCGTACGCCCATCCGTGCGGGCGTAGCCGCAGCAGAAGTCGCCCATCCGGTCGTCGCGGCCCATATCCAGGCCGCGCAGCGTCAACACCGCGTGACTCACCATCCCGACCCGTCATCCACACCGAACAGGTTGACCTCGAAACGGTCCGCCACAACGGCGACCGCCGCGACCGCCCCCAACACCAGGGCCACGGCCGCGGCGCACGCCGCCACCTCAAGCCACACGGCTTAGACAGCCACCACGGTCACGTCGGGATCGGTGCCGCCCGTCAGACCGGAGCCGTCCGCGGACAGCGCCCCCAGCTCCGGGGACAGCGTCACCGTGAACGGGCCGGCACCCGACACCGTCACCTGCCCGATGTTCACCGTCGCCAACGCCTCCAGCGCGGCCCGGACATCGTCGGCGTCCGCGTCGTAGGCAATGTCGCCGGTCTCGTCTCCGGCCACCGACAGGGTGAACGTGCCGCCAGTCGGGGAGCCGGTCACCGTCACCGTGTAGGCGGTGCCGTCGCAGATCGGCTGCAGCGGCGCGACCGCCGCCGCGGACGAACCGTAGTAGTCGACGGGCGGGGTGGCGTCGGTGAAAATCGACTGCACCGCCAGCTCGCAGGCGCCGTTCGTCGCGTCCGGCGGCGGGACCGCCGTCTCGAACATGATGATGTGTTCTTTCGCCGTGGTCGGCGTCAGCAGGCGGCCCGGGGTGTGCGCCGCGTCCGTGCCCACCACGTTGTACGGGCCGCGGCCCCACTTGCGGCAGTTCATCGTGATCCCGGACAGGGTGAACGTGGAGATCGCCTCAGCGATGTTGATGGCGCCCAGCACGAACTCTTTCGCGCAGAAAAACGTGTAGCCGTACAGCTCCCCGGACGCGTTCGCCGAGAACTCGGCGTCGTCGGTGGGGATGTCGCATTCGTCGTCGGAGCCGATGTCGGTCCACACCTCCATCGCCACACCGAACCGGTCACTGACCTCGGCCTGGTCGCGAACACCGATCGGGGAATCATCCCAGCCCAGCTCCTGGCTCCACCCGGTGAGCAGCGTCCACAGCTCGGAGTCCACGTCGCAGAACTCGGCTTCGATGTCCCACCACTTCCGTTCGGGCGGGGTGCGGCGCGACACGCACACCTTGCCGGCGGCGTTGTTCTGTTCCAGCTCGTTGGCCTGGCGCTGGTTGGGGGTCAGGGCGACCCGCACGAAACCTTCGGTGACGAGCCGATTCTTGGCGCCCTGAATGGGCTTGCCGCAGTTGTCCACCTTGCTCACTCGAAGGCGGGTGCCCAGAACGGGAGCGTACGACATGTTGGCCCTCTCCTGCATGTTCGGCGCTTCGGCGCCGTCCGTTGTGGCCTTTCCGAGGCTGTGTCGAACACTAAGCAGCCCGTGTGCACCCGCGGCGCGTCAGGTGTCGGCGTCGGCGGCGGCGCGCGCCCGGCGGGAGCGTCGGATGGTGCGCACCAGCACGATCAGCATCGGCGCATACCACAGGGCGCCGAGCGTGAACACGGCGAACCGCAGATGCTGGCGGCCCGGGAAGTGCTGGTCCCACCAGGCGGCCATCGCGGCCAGCGCCATCACCGCGGTCAGGGTGATGCATTTGCGCAGGAACACGAAACCCAGCTGGCTTGACCGCCAATCCGACCACACCCAGAACGTGAGCGTGAACGCGGCGACCAGGCCGGCGATGGCGAGCAGCGCCACGTTCGCCATGAACTGGTAGTTGGGGTCGGCCCACATGTCGGCGGCGATCACCGCGGCCACCGCCACCGCCGATGTCACATATCCCAGAGTGAAGGCGTGTCTGCGGACGAGTTTCATCGCCGGGCCTGGAACGCGGCGTCGAGCAGGCTGGTGAACTCGGCTTTGATGGCGGCTGAGCGCACCGACTCGGTCGCCGCGGACCGTTTCACCTGCCGCAGCTGCTCGGTGGCGCGGTCGGCTTCGGCGGCGGCGTCCGCGGCGCGCTGGCGCGCCTTGGTCACCGCGGCGCGCTGGTGCCGCTGCCACGGCCACCTCATCGCGGGGTCTGCTGCATGTAGTCGCGAACCGCCGCCATCAGGTCGCGCTCGGACAGCATCTTCGCCTGCACGCTGATCGTTTCGTCTTTCGCCGAGTTGGCGCGGCGCAGAAAGTCGACCTCCGAAACCAGGGGCGCTTTCTCGGCGTCGACCTGTTTGCGGGGAACCAGCCGGCCAGACAGGACCAGCCATCCAAGGACAACACACAACGCTGTCAGCAGCCCGATAGCCGACCAGTCGTCCCATTGATCCGGCGAGAGCCCAAACACGGGTCACTCCTCCCGCCATGTCGAGTTCCTCCGGTCAGGCCCCATCGAGTTTCACCAGCGAGGCGTCATCCTTGTCGCCTTTCGTGCGAGCGTAGATGCATTTCACGAACGTGAAAAAGCCCATGCCTGCGGCGCCGAGCAGCGCGCCCTGCCAGGGCAGCACCGACAGGTCGACCTGGCCGACCCATTCGCCGCCCTGCTGCAGGCCGGCGCCGGTGACGAAGCCTTGGACAGCTGAGCTGACGGTGCGTTCGCGGGTGTCGCGCCAGAATTTGGGGGGCGCGGTGAACAGGTCGGCCATCAGCTGGCATCCTTGATCGCCTGCAGCGCGTCGGCTTTGAGCCGGATGTCTCGGGTGTCGAGTCCGTGCGCCAACGCGTAGTCATCGATTTCGTCGCGGCGCCAATCGTCGTTCGGTTCGCCTTCCGGCCAGGTCACCGGCTGCTCCGGCTCGGCCAATGCGGCGGGCCGGTCGCCGAGTGTGGGCTGCTGCTCGCGCTGGCGCAGCTTGCCGTGATGCTGCGACTGTGTGTGCGCATTCACCGACGACGGCACCGTGGGCTGCACAATGCCCGTCGCGTCCCCCGCCGAGGTCCGCACATCCGTGGCCAGCGCCTCCACCGGCTCAGCCAGCAGCCCGGCGCGCCGCGCCACGGACTCGTCCACCTCGTAGCGGGGCCGCGGCCCGCCCCGCGTCACCTTCCGCGGCTTCCCGCCCGCCGCGATCAGCGCGGCCAGCCCGGGGCCGCGCGTGCCGCGCTCCCGAAAATCGAACGTGGCGACACCATCATCGACCACCACATCCACACCGTTCATGGTCATCACTCCGCTCCGATCGTGGCCGCCGCGATGGTGGCCTCCCACGCGACCAGCACCGAACGCTCGGCCACCGTCACGTACCGGTTGTGTTCCATCTTCAACGCCGGGTGCACGTTCTGCGGGCCGCGCCACCCGTACGGCTGGCTGGTGGCGACCAGCGTGTCGGTGAGGGTGTCGACGTAGCCGCCGCCGAACACCCACGTGTTGCCCAGCGGGGTGCGCAGCAGCGCGCCCTGCCGGCTGATCAGGTTGGCCTCCGCGGCCGGCGCCGCCCACTGCGGGGCGGCGTGAATGAAGCCCGGGATGCCGGTCTGCGCGATCGCCGCCTCCAGCACGCCGACCGCGGCCACCACCGTGACGGCCGCAATCTCGTCGCCGGACACGTCGGCCAGCAGCCGGGTGGCCACCATGTCCTCCACCGACGACGGCTCCAACACCCGCTGATTCTGGGCGGCCCGGGCCTGCACCTCCGACATGTCGCGGGGCGTGCACTCGTCGTAGCCGAAGAACGTGCCCGCCGTGTACGTGGCCGGGAAGTCGGGGCGGTCGTTGATGTCTTTCACATCGTCGACGGCCAGATCATCCTCGGAGGCGCACCACGCCGCGCCCCACACCCCGGCGGCGGCGCCGTAGTTGAACGGCTCCACGTCCACACCGGTCAGGAACCGCAGCGGCCCGTCCCCGCCGTCCTGCTGCCAGTTGATGACGGCGTACAGGTTCGGGGCGGCCGGGTTGACCGGCGGGGCCTGGAACTGCACCGGTTGCAACTCAGCCATGATCGATCAGTCCTTTCCTGCACGGGAGAGGCAGGTGTGGCGCGCTGCGCGGTATGCACCCTCGGAAGGCCACCCTGTTCACGCGCTACACCTGCCTCCGTCTATGTTGACAGCTCCCCTGCGGTCAGGACACGGTCACTGCCGGCGAGGTGCCGCCCGTCAGGTCGGTGCCGTCGACGGTGAGCGCCCCCAGCTCGGCCGGGTAGGTCACCACGACCGGGGTGCCGGGCAGGGCGCCGCCGGTGGTGGTGAAGTCCGCGGCCAGGAACGAGTCGTCCAGCGCGACCAGCGCCGTCTTCACCTGCGCGGCCGAAGCGTTGTGGGCGATATCGGTGGACTGGCCGCCCAGCGTGGCCTCCCATGTGCCGCCGGTCGGGGTGCCGGTGATGGTGACCGTCGCGGTCAGGGTTTCCACACCGGTGTAGCTGCACGTGATCTGCTCGCGGGCGCCGACCGCGCCGTTCACGCACAGCGGCATCCGCGAGATGATCGAGTCGTCGCAGCGCTTCGCGACCAGGATGGCGTCCTCGGTGAACATGTGGGTGAACCGGTTCACCGTCACCTGCTCGATCGGGTACATGGCGCCCAGGGTGATCACCTCGGACATCGACCGGAACCAGGTGCCGCGCGGGTACATGATCACGTCGGCGTAGCCGGGCCAGGTCTTGGTGTCCAGGTGGCCAGGCTGGCCGACGCCGCGGGCCTGCCAGTCGGCCACGAACTGCGGCGCGATGTTGCGGGCGCGCATCCATTCCAGGATCTGGCCGTCGGACACGGCGAGCGCGTCGAGGCCTTCGCGCATGGCCAGGTCGGAGCGGATCACGCTGGGCAGCCACGACGGGGCCACCACCTCGATCACCGCGGTACGCGACAGACCCTTTTTGAGGCGCAGGTTCATCGCGTTGATCTCCAACGCGTTCAGAACCGAGCTGGTCGCGCCGATCACCGCGTCAGTGGGGGTGACGATCGGCACACCCGACCCGGCCACCATGTCGTTGATGGTGCGCCACGACACGCCGCGCAGGTGGGCTTGGGCGAACGTCTGCAGCCACCACGCCGTCAGCTCCGGCCACGCCTGGTTCTGCAGGATGCCGCCCTTCACGCCGTAGCCGATCGCGTTCAGCCGGTGCTCCACCATGTCATCGGGGCACTCAATTTCGATGAGTTCCTTGATGGCGGTCGGGTCACCGTTGCCGTCCTCGGCCTCCAGTTCGGCTTCGGTGAAGTAGAACTGGAACGCGAAATCGGACAGCAGAGCGGACACGTCGGGTTCGGTGGGGAAGATGATGCCGCCCCGCGAAATGCCGATCTCGGGAAGCGAGATAAGGTCGGTGGCCATCACCGGGTCGCAGAAGCTGTAGATCTGCTCGGACGGGGCGCACCAGCCGCCGGAGGCGACCAGGCCCTGCGGCCCGTCGGCTTCGGCGTTGAGCCGGTTCAGCTCGGTGAGCAGCTCGTTGTAGTCCTTGACCACGTTGATGCCGGGCCGGCGGATCATGGCCAGCTCTTGGGATGCCAGGCCGCCGCGGTTGCCGGTCGGCTTGATGGCGCGCCGGTTACCGCGGGCAACACTGTTGATGCGCTCGGCGAGGGTGGCGAACGAGACGAGGCCTTGGTCGCGGTCTGCCCGGTAGTTGGGGCAGGACGGCAGCAGTTCGAGGCCGCCGGCGGGCTGCGCGTCGGGGGTGTCGACGGGGGCGGGTATGTCGTTGCGGCCTCCGCTGGCCCCGGCGAACGACACGGGCTGCCGCGCGGATGCGGCGACCAGTTCCCCGGACTCGGGGGCGGCGGGGGCTGCCGGTTCGGGCTCCGGGGTCGCCGGTGCGGGCGCGGGCGGTGCGGGCTGCTCGGCCTTGGCGGGTTCGGGCTCCGGTTCCGGCTCGGGCTCCGGGGCTGCGGGCTCGGGTTCGGCGGGCG